GCATAAGTAACTCTTGATTCAAAGGTTAGATTAAAAGAATTGCTTCTTTTACCAACGTTGCCAAACGTACGAAAAGGTCTATCTCTATTTTGATTTATTGTAATATTTATTGTACTTCCCGCAGGGATGGTGTAGTCTACAAATAAACTCGTTACTGAATCATAAGCAGATCCTATAGAAGCTGTAGCAACAGGAAACCCTTGAGGTCGATCTTTGCCAAATGTTGATGTATTTTGAGCAGTTTGAACATCACCTCCAAAACCTGTTTCTGGAGAAACATCAAATCCCGCAGGTATAATTTCCATATAAGCTCCCGCAGCAAAAGATGTCATACCTCTGAAATCATCCGGAAATACATCTTTATCAAGAACCGTAGCAAAAACACAATTATTAGTAGCTCCTCCCGCATCTCTTTTAACAATAAGTCGTTGACCCGTTTCAACTTTAGCCGCATTCTCTCCTTCTAATAAAAAGAAAAAACTTGTAGAAGTAGGATCGTCGTAATATCTTTCTGAATAAATTGTTTCGTAAGTTGATTTAGTAGGTTTTATAACAAACTTATATCGCCTTGCCCAATAAGGAGCTCTTTGTCCCCAAGGAATAACAACTTCAATTTCATTAATATTTCGTGAGTTAGAACACGGTATGTGAATAGTATTCTCTGGACTAACTAAAGCAGTTGATGATCTTAAAAAATCATCCATATATACCACTCCTATTTCATAGCCTCTATTACTGTGCAAGCTTGTAGGATTACCTTTTGTACTAAAGGAGGCTGTTTGAGCTACAATATCATAATATTCATATACGTCTCCTGCTCCGGGGGGAGCTGCTGGATCAGTAACAAATCTCATTGCTGTTAATTGTATTTTTAAAACAGAAGAAGATTGTGTGTTGTCTACAAGCGCAAAAGGTTCTGAGTCGTTGCTAGCAGTTTGCACAATTCCACTTTGAAATTTTAAAACATCTCCTCCGGACGTAGATAAAGAATCTGGAATAAAACAATTTAAATTATCACTTATGGTAAATCCATTACAAGAGGTGTTTCCAGAAGCATCATATACAGGCTTTATGTTAGCTGATGTTCCTAAGTAGTTAAGAAAAGCCGTAGAGTTAAATAACTCATAATATGAAGTAAAATTTTCTGGTAGCAAATAGTTAAACTCCAAATCGATAGTTCCAGTTTTTGAACTATCTGGAGGAGTGGGTGTTCCCGCAAATTGAGCATGTCTAACCGTAATATAAAAATTAAATGCTGACCCTGCTTTTAAATCTGTAAATTGATCTAAAGAACTAAAGTCTATATTTAATACTGATCCTGGAACAGTAATAGTACCAGATGGACCAAACGTATAAGTCCCAGTAGTTAATGTTGCTGGTAAATTAAATGTAGTATCCTCCGTAGTAATTAGGTTTGTTGTAAACTGAAGCTTTACCGGATTATTAAATATATCCTTTAAGTCGTAACCTTCAATATAGTTACCATAAACTAATCTGTTTCCCATTACAGTTTGAGACTTTGCCAATAAGGGAACATTGTCATAAAGTCTTAATAATTCTACAGGAGGAAGAACAGTGAATATTTTGCTGTTATCAAAAGATAAAGAATAGTTTGTGTTATCGGAATACCCCTCAAGGTTTTTAGATAATTTATCTATTACTTTTATAACGTTACTTGTGCTTTCTTTATATAAAACCTGAACGGAAGAAACTAGCGAACTACCTGAATTAAAAAATATATTTATTCCAGTAATAGTGTTTACCATTGACTCGTTTAGTGCGGTAAAAAAACTATATCCTCGAACACTTGGATCAAAAACTGGAGCAGACCATTGTGATGTAGCCGAAAACTCTCCATTTAAATATTGATATCGATAAGCAAAACAAAGAAATTTATCTTCTAAAAAGTTATCCGTATTATTACTCTGAAAAATTTTTTGTATAATCGGAGCCTCAATCGGTGGCTTCTTAATAACCATTAATTCTTCAGCTGTAACTACATCATTATTCTTAAAGGGATTAGGATAATTTTGCGTAACATTGATTACCCTTGGAGGATTAAAATTGTCTGTAAAAAAAAGAAGATCTCCAATTATATCTACACCTGTAATTAAAAAACTAGGATTAAAATTTAGAGTTGTGTTTGATCCAAATCCATCGTCTATACTTATAACATGATAAGCTAAATTTTGAGTGCTAGGACTAAACGAAACTATTAAATCTAATTTTTGAGTAAGACCAACAGTAAATGCTGGATCGTGCACAAACCAATACATTCTATCGTTCTTGCCGTCTTCGTACGCTCCTATGCATCTAGCCTGACTGCTTAAAGGAACTGCTCCTGAGTCTGATTCCGTCTCCTCATATTGAAGAGTCGTCATCCTTGTTGTCCCTCTTGAATTTTCTACTGCTCCAATCTCAGATCCTTCCGTAGAACCAAGACGTACATTTAAAGCATCTACATACTCACCTTGAGGTACAAGTCTTTCGTCAAGAGACTTATTCATTCTCCCTGCGATAAAATTTCTTTGAATATTTGCCATTCTATTTAAGCCACTTGTTTTGTCCTCTCATACTCATTAAAAGTCTTCCTGGATGAATATCACTTATTCTAATCTTTGCATTTCTTAATAAGGAGCTTTTATCTTTTCTAGCTCTATTTATTATATATTCTTGTACTCCAAATTTATTATTTAATATTTCATATTTTACATATGCATACAAATATTCTTCAAACAGTTTATTTACACTTACTAACGAATCATTGCCGCCTTCCATACCATCTGAAATGTATTCTAAAACGCACTGCTCGTTTGCCATTGTAGAGTCAAAGTTTATAACGCCAGCTTTTTTGTTTATTCTAAAGGTGGGGTTAAAGTTAGCAGTCTCTGTATTTAAACCATACCTAGCGCCTATATTGTAATCTCTCCACCCGTCTGGGTTATCTGCATTTATTGGCAATGAGTTATCTCCTGTATTATCCTTATTAAGGTATATACTTCTTTGTGCTCCCGAAACCCTTTGAGTATCTAAAGTAGAAGTTGCCGTAACAACAGTACCGGTAGCGTTAAAGCTTAAAGTGCCCGTTGAACTCTGAAGGTATGATGCGGCTGAATTTACCTGTATGTTTTCCGTAAGTGGTCTTAAGAATCCATCCTTATACAGAGATACCCTTACCCAATTAACATAATCGGATGGAAGCGTAAAAATTAAATTATCAAAAACCTTTAGCTCTAATGCTTTTATTTCTTTAAACGCATCGTAGTTAAGCTCCTGTATACCTCTTTTGGTATGAAATAAAACTTTGTATCTTTCTTCATTATTTATTAATGAATGGTTTCCAGAATACATTAACATAAAGTTATTTACAATATTTGTTAAAGATAAAAACTGATATGACCCCCAATTAGCGTTAGTAGGTGCAGCTCCTGCATTTTCATAATATTGATATTCAGATAAATATGCCATTAGTTTTCTTTTTGTTCTTCCATTTGTTCTTGCTCTGCTCCAAACTGCACCGCCTGTAATTCTCTTATTGACATTCCAGCATACTGTAAAATCTTAAACACAAGTGACGTCTCGTCATCTGGAGATAATTCAAAGTCTTGAAAATCAGGATTAGATTGATTAAAAGCAGGGTCTCCATTGGCAACATTTAAATAAGTCCAGTTAGGAGCTTTTGGGTATCTAATGTACTGCGCTTGAATATCAGCTACTCCATTAAATTGAACTGGAAATATATTAATAAATGCTCCTTGCAAACTATATGCGGGAAATTCTAATGTAGGTGATGTTAGATTAGAAAGATTCAACATAGTTATTTTACTATTAGAAACCTTTTCTGCTTCTCCCTGATATATACCACCGCTAGAACACAAGACTTTATTTATTAAATAATAGTCGTCTAGAGTTGTCGTTTGAGAGGGTAAATAATATTGGTTTAATAAGTTTTGAGTTAACGTTTTAGTTTCTGAAAACATATCTATAATTTCTTCGTAACCTTTTGTTACATCTGCATATCCTGTTCCAGATAGTCTAGCGTTTTCCTTATTAATTAACTGATTATATTGATAAAAGTAATCATCAAAAATATCCAATTGAGCTTGTTTAGCAAACAAGTTAAAATCTGATGGAGAGATATACCCGTAGTTGTTTTTGTTCAATACGGATAAAACAGTATTTCGTACAGAGTTTATCATTGTTATTCTTTTACACAAAGATAAGCAAAAAAAAAAGAGGTCAATTTTCGTTGACCCCTCTTGTTTTTATGTATTAACTATGTTAAAGTTAAGACCATGTTAATCCTGTTATTTCAATTGGAGGCGCTAATAAAGGAGCAGCATTAGTATAAGAGGTGCTCATTAAAGTTCCAAGCGCAGATATAAAGAAATTTTGGACTGCTACTCCAGATGCATCTGCTGCATGAGTAATAGTAACTTTATCAGCAGCCGCTGCTCCAGCATAAAAAAATGAAGTTTCGGTTGTTGAAGTTTGCTCAATAGACTCAACATTATTAGCGTTTAATAAAACTGGGACAGGAGCTCCTGTTTGTGGGTATAAAAAATATTTTATCATGATTATGAGATTACAACGTTAGAGATTACAGTTGGAGCGTCATTAGTAATGTCTAGAATAGATTCTGACCATTTACTTTGAGCAACTTGAATTAATTGATTTTGAATATAGTTTATCATATTAAAACCACTATTCGTGTCTGCAGCATGAGTTAAAGTGATAGTGTCAAATGCTCCAGTGGTTAGATAATTAATTACCGTAGTAGTAAAACTTCCACCACCAGTAGAAACCATAACGAATTTATCAGCTGGCATTATAAGGTCGCCATTGGCGCCTGTGCGTACTTTTAAAAATTTTGTCATCAGTTAAAAATTTTAGATGTTAATAATATTCAAAGATACCAAAAAAAAAGACACCCTATTTTGGATGCCTTTTGTTCTTGAATTATTAACTGTACTATACGTTCTTAGCTAGCCCACTTAAGTGTTTTAAAGACTCTATTCCCTCATCTGATTGAAAGAATGAAGCAACTATATATATTGGGTCTTCTCCATAAGGTACATTAAGCATTTTCTTTTTATTTGAAGGTGTGTTATACCACACTTCCTTATTGCTGTTTCTAAGTTGCAATAGATTCT